CATTTGAAAAAATGACGCATGACATGATAAGAACGGTGAAAAATTATAATTTATATCAAGCTGAACAGCACATGAAAAATTCACAAAAAGCCATTGAAAATGAAGAAAAAATTGATCCTCTCGTCTCTTGAGCAAGGTCATAAAATTTACAAAATTCCAATTAATGAAATTAGAGCTAATCTAAATAATCCGCGTACGATTGAAGACGCTAAATTTAAAGAATTGGTCCAATCCATTAAAAACGATGGTTTCATGCAAGCCATTAGGTTTTTGGTTGTGGATAAGGACAATGTCGTTTTGGGTGGAAATCAACGCTTGCAAGCCTGTATTGAAGCGAATATGAGCCATGTTTTTGTAGTTAAAGCCGATGATCTTTCTGAAGATGAACTTAAAGAATTTGTTATCCAAGACAATACATATTATGGAGAATGGGATAAACCGATCCTGGCCGAATTTTATTCCGATCATGAAATGGTTGAAGTTGGAATGAATCTTGTAGAAGTGGCCACGCCAAGAATGGAAATGATCGGTGATATCGAAGCGGAAGTTGACGAAAGCGATTTAGAAAAGCGCAAGGAAGTCTATGAAAACAATAAAATTAAACAAATCGTTTGCTATTTTACCCTTGATAAATATGAACAAGTAAAAAATTCTTTGGAAATAATTAAAAAACGCATGGAATGTCAAGAACTAAACGAAGTCCTATTAAATTTAATCACTTATTGGAAGCAAGAATATGTTCACAGAAATGATTCCGATCTATCCCATTCTGAAGACCCCTATCGACCTTCTTATTCCCAATCCGACGAACCCTAGAAAAATATCAGAATTTAAATTTCAAAAACTTGTTGCGTCCGTAAAGCGCGCCCCTTGGATGCTAGAATTGAGGCCGATAGTAGCCAATCGCGATGGAGTGATTTTAGGCGGCAATCAGCGTTTTAAAGCCTGCTTGCAAGCTGGCTTTGATTATGTCTGGTGTATTTGGGCAGATGAAATAACGGACGAAGAAGCCAAGCGCTTTATCTTGCGAGACAATATTGATTTTGGTAAATGGGATCTTGAAATAATGGCTCGTCATTATAATCAAGAAGAACTTTTGAAATATGGAAGTGAAATAATTTTACTAGATCGACAAAATCCCAGAGAAGAATCTCATTTAGATCAAGATGATGATATGGAACCTGATTTGGATGAAGAAGAAATTGAAGAAAGTAAAAAGAATTTTAACGAAGGATCAATAAAGCAAATTGTATTCTTTTTGCCCGATGAGTTATATGAAGACGCAGTCAAAACAATGGATAAAATTTCTAAGAAAATTGGTCTAGAAGATAACACTGAGGTTCTTTTGCATCTAATAAATTTTTATGAATTAAATCATGATTAAAATATTCATTCCAAGTAAAGGACGCTCAAAAACAATCTGCACTCATTTATATTTAGATAGCCAAGACATTGATTATAAAATTGTCCTGCACAACGAAAAAGAAAAAGAAGAATACATTAAAAATTCAAACATTCGTTTGGAAAAAATAATTGTTTCCAACGCTGCTTTATGCCTACCTGCTCAAAGAGAATGGATGAGAAAAAATCTATTTCAAGATAATGAATGGGGGATTTTTCTAGATGATAATATAAAGACTTTTCATTGCTTACAAAACGATCATTATAGAAAAGAAAATCTTGATAGCAATTTTGTAAAAAATAATCCTTCACTTTTTAGACAATTATTCGATCAAGAAATAAAACCAAAAAAGTTTTTAGAGTTGTGTTTCGAAATGATAGAGATTGCAGAAAAACAAAAAGCTTTTTTATGTGGTTTTGCAACCGTAGATAATCCTCTTTTTAGATGTAAAAAATTTAAGAATTTTGCTTATGTCATAGGCAAAGCCACTATAAGAAAAAAAACTCAAATTTCTTTTCCTGAAAATTGGTTTTGTCAAGAAGACTATCATGACGTTGCAGAGCACCTCTTACATTTTGGCAAAGTACTAGTCAATTCATATATAAAGCCAGTTTCTAAGCACTATCAGGAAGGAGGAATAGGAAATTATGAAAAACGGCTTCCTCATAAAATCCAATTAAATAATATGTTAATGAAAAAATATCCTGACCTCTTTAGATATAATCAAAAGGTAAATTGTCCAAAAGAAGCGGAAATTCAAATAAGACTGACGACCGAAAATCAAATTGAAAATTGGCGCAAGAACATGTTAGGATCTAATTATGTTAAAATTTCTTGAAATTCAACCAAAAAAAATAGATTTGAGTACGTTTAAAAAGCGTTCCGCGTTGGAAAGCGATTGCTCGAATCTCATTGATTATGATTGTCTAGTCACTGTCAATGGCGTTTCACGCATTCTTTATTGCAAAATGGAAGGTGCTACCAATTATTTAAGATGGGCGGTAAAAACTATAAATTATGAAGAAAATATAAGAACAGCAGGCCTTAAAACAAATTCTGCAATTTTCGGATATTCTCCACGTATAGTAATGAGAAAAGATTTTTGCTCTTCAACAGCTATGTCAAGGAACTTTCCAAAACAACATTTAATCATTTGCAATTTTGCCCAACGTTTGATTCCTTTATATGAATACTATTTTCAAGATATTCTTAAAGCACATTATGAAAAATCCAATCAAAAGATAAAAGAAGAATGGAAATTGCCCGGAACGCCTTTTACTTCAGGCATCGTTAATAAAAACAATCCCCTAAAATATCATCATGACTCAGGCAATTTTAAAGACGTTCTATCCAATATGATAGTTTTAAAACGTGGAGTGGAAGGAGGTCGATTATGCTGTCCCGAATTCGATCTTAAATTTGAATGTGCTGATGACCACGTTATAATTTTTGACGGTGCAGAAATTTTGCACGGAGTCACTCCGATAATAAAACCTGAATTAAATGAAAATTGTTATCGTTATTCAATTGTTTATTATACTCTAGAGCAAATGTGGAAGTGCGAGGAGATTAATGATGAAGTCAAAAGAATCCGAAAAGTCAAAACAGGAAGAGAGCAAAGGAGAATTGCAAATACCTCAAGCGGTAATGAAAAGGAATAATTATAAAAAACCAAGAAGACTAGGGATAAAAAAGCACATCCGCAATGATCGTGACGCAAATATCGTTTATTCTTATTCTGCTTATGGAGCTACTCTAGAAGATATTGCCTCTATCCTAGGAATGGACGACAAGACAGTAACTAAATATTATAAAGAGGAGCTCGTGAGCGGTAAATGCACTGCAAACGGTAAAATTGCTCAGCGTCTTTATAATATGGCCATTGGTAAAGATCCTGTTGTCGATCCAGAAACCAATACAGTCATTGCCGAAGGTTCTCCCCCAAATTTGATTGCTTTAATCTTTTTAGCCAAAACTAGGCTAGGTTGGAGGGAAACGAAAGTTTTAGAGCAAACCGTTGATATGAAAACTTCAGGCGTTCAGATTTATTTACCAGATAATGGCATGACATCCGAAGATCTTGAATGAACAAAGAACTAGAATTAAGACCCCAATCTGGACCGCAAGAACAGTTTTTAAGCAATAAAGCTAATATTGTTGTTTATGGCGGTGCTGCTGGTGGAGGAAAAACCTTTGCTTTGCTTTTAGAATGCCTTCGTTGGATAAATAAGAAAAACTTTTCCGCAGTTATTTTTAGAAGAACTTCAACTCAAGTGAGAAATTCGGGTGGACTCTGGGACACTTCGACGACGATTTATCCTCTTGTTGCTGGTTATCCGCGCGAATCAAGACTTGAATGGAAATTTCCCAAAGGAGGAAAAGTTACCTTCGCCAGCATGGAATATGATAAAGACCGTTTCAACTGGCAAGGTTCTCAAATTCCCTTGATAGGCTTCGATGAGCTAACTCATTTTAGCTGGTCCCAATTCATGTACATGTTTTCTAGAAATAGATCAGTTTCTGGCATTCCAAGCTACATAAGAGCCACCACTAATCCTGACCCTGATTCATGGGTTCGGAATATGATTCGTTGGTGGATCGACGAAGAAACAGGTTATGCAATTCCTGAACGATCAGGAAAAATCCGCTGGTTTGTTGTAGAAAATGATAGGATTATATGGGCCGATAAAAAACAACAATTGCTTGATAATGATCCAACAAGATTGCCTAAAAGTTTTAGTTTTGTTCCTTCCTCAGTTTATGACAATAAAATTTTATTAGATCGAGATCCAGGCTATCTTGCTTCGCTTAAATCGCTGAGCCGATTTGAGAGAGAGCAATTACTCATGGGAAATTGGAATATTCGGCCGAGCGCAGGAATGTTCTTTAAACGCTCTTATTTTACTGTTATAGATATTTTACCCAAAGGTTTGACTTTCGTTAGATATTGGGATAGAGCCGCGACTAAAAAGACTGAAATAAATGATCCCGACTTTACAGTTGGAATTAAATTAGCAAAAGATAAAAACGGAGTTTTTTATGTTGTTGACATTGTTAGATTGCAAGAAAGTCCTCTGCAAGTTCAGAATGCAATTAAAAATATGGCTATACAAGATGAATCAACCACTAGAATCGGAATTGAACAAGATCCTGGACAAGCTGGCGTTAGCGAAGTTGATCTTCTCATACGTTTACTCAGTGGCTTTATTGTTAAACCTTACAAGGTTCAAAAAGATAAAATCACAAGAGCCAGCCCTGTTTCTGCTCAAGCAGAAGCCGGAAATATAAGAGTTTTAAGAGCCCCTTGGAATGAAGATTTTTTTAGAGAATTGGAAAATTTTCCTGAAGGATCTCACGATGATATAGTAGATGCTTTAAGCGGAGCTTTTTTGATGCACACTGAGTCTAATTATAATCTTCAATCATTATCAAAAATGTAGGAATTATGAGAGACAAAAGTCTAGTTAATGCCGATGCTGTTGACTATGTCCCTTTAACATATATCCAAGAGCAAAAACACCTTCTTAGTCGAGTAAAGACTATCAATAACGATAATTTTACTAGAACTGACGGTTGGATGAATGTTTTAACTGGTTTAGGTGTTTGCGGAAGAGATAAAAAGCAAAACGGATATTTTAGATTAACTAATATTTTCAACCGATCCGAACTGGATCAAATGTACCGTTCGGACGGTCTGTTAAGATTAATCATAGATATCTTTGCTCAAGAAATGTTGCGTCAAGGCTGGGAATTGGAAGGAGACGTAGAGGGCAAAATAGTTGGTAAATTAGAAGAGCTTAAAACCAACCAAGCAATGGGAAATCTTATTAAATGGGCGCGCCTTTTCGGCGGTGCAGTTTGTATTATTGGAATTGCCGACGGTTTGCCATTAGATCAGCCAGTAGATGAAAGGGGAATTAGAGATGTACAGTGGCTTAGGACTTTTGATCGTTATCAGTGTTATAGTCGTGACGGTACTTTTGAGTCTGACCTTAACAGCCCTAATTATGGCTTCCCTAATGTATACACTGTTAACGATAATCGCACCGGAGCAGTCTTTTTCGTTCATTACTCTCGTATATTGCGCATGGATTGGAATATTCTTCCTCCTCGTTGGCAAAATTTTAATCAAGGATGGGGAGACCCTCTAGTTCAAACGATTTATGAAGAATTGAGAAATTATTCTATGGCCTTTAGCCATACTGCAACGATGATGGAGGATTTTGTCAATGGCGTTCTTAAAGTGCCAAATCTTGCCGCAATTATGGGTTCTCAATGTGGAGATCAGGACGTTATTAAACGTTTGAATATTTTGAATCTTGCAAAGTCTACTACCAATACCATGATTTTAGACGGTGACGAAACCTATGAAAAACAAACAACGAACGTTGCTGGCATAGCCGATTTAATTGACAGATTTATGCAAGCCCTTTCGGCCGTTTCAAAAGTCCCTTGTACCCTATTATTCGGTAGAAGCCCTGCTGGAATGAACGCCACAGGAGAAAGTGAATCAAGGAATTTCTACGATGCCGTGAAGCAAGAGCAAGAAACTAAGCTCAGAGAATGTTTAGAAAAGCTTATACGTTACATAATGATATCAAAAGACGGTCCTTTTAATGGAGAAGAGCCTGATTATTGGAGCCTTCAATTCGTTCCCCTATGGCAAAACACTGAAGAGCAAGACGCTTTAACAAGAAGAACAGTTGCTGAAACTGATGCCATTTATATCGATAGGGGAGTCTTAACACCCGAAGAAGTTGCCATTTCTAGATTCGGCGGTAATAAGTGGACTATGAATACTGAGATAGACATTGAGCAAAGGGAAAGAATGTCTACTGATCCAGAATTTCTTGAACAAGCTGTCGAAAATAAAGAGTTTATTGCTCCAGCTCCAAGTGAAGGGCCAGATTATATGGGTACTGGTTTACCAAGATCATCACCAGCTTCAACATAATGAGAAAGCAATTTAAAACATTGCTAGAAATTAGAAGACAAAAAGGGATTAAATCAAAAAAGAAAATCCCTCCCAAGTGGTTATTTCCAAAAAATCAAGAAAAACAATACGACAAAATTCTTTATTCCCTCACGCGGGATCTAAAAAATCTTATTAAAGAAATTTTACTTCCTGAAATTCCGTCGATGATTTCCGAAGTCGAAAATAAAATGCCGAATGACCGGATGGATGATTTTACCGACAGATTAAAATCATTGATAATTTATATAGGCAGAATTATACAAGATAAAGTAAATCTTACTATATTAGAAGCGGAGGCGATAAGTGTTGGAATCGCTAAATTTAATAAAACGCAATTTGAAAAACTCAGCAGTACGATTTTTGGTTTTGACTTATTTGTGGATGAGCCTTGGCTTTCGGATCAGCTTAGATTATTTGCTCTACAAAACTCCACACTTATTAAATCCCTGCCCGAAGAAGAACTTAACCGAGTTTCTGGTGCAATCGAAAGAGGATTACAACAGGGAGAAAGATTTACCGATATAGCCAAAACTATTCAAAAATCTTTTGGAATAACACACCGAAGAGCAAAGCTAATAGCTAGAGATCAGACGACAAAATTAAACGCTAGCTTGACCAGATTAAGACAGCAGGAAGTAGGAGTAGAAGAATATATTTGGCAGACTGCTGGTGATGAAAGAGTGAGGCCAACCCATAGACATAATGACGGTAAAAAATTTAGATGGGATAAACCTCCCTCAATTACAGGGCATCCTGGAAATGACGTAAATTGCCGATGTATAGCAAGACCAGTTTTAGATAAATTGTTAGATGAGAGGAAAAATGGCTGAAAATATATCTGAAATAAGAAAAAAGCCTGGAGAGTCCAACGCAGGGAAATACAAAGGCGTTAAGTCTAGTAACTTTGCTGGCCCTGATAAAACTTTTCCGATTAATACTGAAAAACGCGCTCGCTCAGCTCTTTCTTACGCTCATAATGCCGCCAATCCATCTGCAATAAAAGAAAAAGTGTATAAAAAATATCCGGGATTAGCAGAAAGGCATAAAGAGCGTGAAAAAAAATCAGACGATAAAAAATGGGCAATGTATGACTCTAACAAATATCGCTAGATATGATAAGGGCGTTGTTCAAGGCGAAACTGAAATAACCGATGAAGGTTATATAAAAGCGCGCTCTATCGTTACTCGATGTGGAGTTTTTCTATATAAAAATGCTGATGGAACGGTTAGGAAAGAATTAAGACATCCCGATGAAGTTTTAAGACCAGAAAGCCTAGAAACTATCAAAATGATACCCATAGTAAATGGTCATCCTGCTGAAAGATTAGTTAACGCTGATAACGCAAAAAAGCTTTCAGTTGGGTTTACAGGCGAAAAAGTCGAAACAGAAATGCCCTATATAATCGCAAATCTATTAGTGACTGATAAAAATATAGTGGATGAAATTAAAGACAAAAAAAAGAATGAATTATCCCTTGGATATACAACTGATTTAATCGAAGAATCAGGATTTTATTTTGGGGAGCCTTACGAATTTAAGCAAACGAATATCCGCTATAATCACTTAGCGCTCGTAGATCAAGCAAGAGCTGGGCCGGAAGCCCGAATTGTATTAGACGGCGAAGATGCCGAACAAGTTTTAAAAGAGGGGGTCCAAGTGGCACAAAAAAAAATGCGAAAAGTAAAGATAGACGCTGAAGAGTATATGCTCGAAGACGATGCAGCAGGTCATATTGAAAAAATGATGGAACATATCAAATATCTTGAAAGACATAAAGAAGATATCGAAAGAAAACTTCAAGATATGAATCATCAACATGAAAAAATGATGGCCGAACGCGATAGTATGAGAGATAAAGATCACCATGACCCCGAAGCTACGCATCATCCGCTAGAAAATGACGAAATAGGATCAAAAGGCAAAGAAGAAATGGACCCAATTGATTCTTATGGAATGCAATCTCATGTTAGAGATTATGAAAAACCATCTTCAATGGAGAATCATGTTGTTATGTCACCAAAAAATGAACATTATCCTCAAAATCTACCCCATATTAATAAAGTAGATTCCGCAGAACTCGATAGACGAGTAAAAAATCGAGTAAGACTAGAAAAGCTTTCAGAACGATATTTGGACGGTAAAACACTTTCCAGAATTGACGGAATGAGCGATATCGAACTTAAAAAACGTTTGATCTTGTCTTTACAACCTAATGCACAATT